ATTCATAAAATGAGGTTAAAAGTGTTAATGCCCCTTTTATATCGTCAATTTTTTGTTTTGTGTCATTTTGTAATTTTGCTAATTCAACTAAACTTTTTGTTGATAAATTATCAGAATTGTTAATATCAATATAGGTATCAACACCCTTTTTTAAGCTTTCTATAATATTGTTTAAACTTTCCATATTTTACCTCTCTTATCTCTTTTTGATATTTTTATATTATAACATAAATTATTTAATCGTCTAGAAAATTATCTAATTTTCGTATGTATTTTTTTAAATGTGCGTGTTCTATGTCTTTAGTCTTAGTTAATAAATTATAAAAATCAGATTGTGATATATTCATTTTTTTAGCTATTTTGTTTTCATCCCACCCTTTTTGTTTTAATTCGTTTATTGCATCTAATAACAAACTGTAGTTAGCTATATCGCTTTTGACTGTGTCTATTCCCATATTATTAATTATTACAAATTAATTGAATTATAAATCTTATCTTGGTTTGCCCATTTAAGAACGTTAATACTTCCATGTATTGCAAGTAAGGCATGAACACATAACGCAATGATAACAGGATCGCCAGTAAACAATAAATGATCCGTTTCGGGATTAAATTTATTTGCCATCGTGTCAATATCTTTTTTAATTACAGTGTTGATTTTTGAGTTTGCTATACTAGAATATTCAAAACTAGTTACAAATGTAGGCTCACCATAATTTTTTGCTTGTGAATAATTTTTGTTATTTTCTTGTGTAATCCAAACTATTCCTTCTTTATTTTCCATCTCTTTTATCTCCTCTCTAATAATCATTATACCATATCATTAATATTATTCAATGATTGCTTAATATGCTCCGAAAAATCTTTTTTACTTTTTAAACAATCGTAAATTTTTTCATCCACAGTATTTTTATAAATTAAATCAAAATAGGTCACTGTTCTATTTTGCCCGATTCGGTGACATCTGTCTTCGGATTGTTCTCTGAACAACAAACGTTCACTATTACTATAATATATAACATAGCACACCGTGTTGATTGTTAGCCCTGTTCCCCCACTATTAGGAGTTGATACAAAATACCGTATTTCTTTGTTATCCATTTGTTTTTGTATTGCTTGTCGTTCCTCTTTTGTTTTATCCAAAAATGAAACCGCCCCAAACTTAAATTTATCAACTTTGTAATCATTTAAAAATCGGGTTACTTTTTCAACCTCATACCGATACTTACACCAGATAATCACTTGCTCATTATCGGGCAATTCATCGATAATTGATTTAATTTCTTGTAACTTTTTATTTTTTTGATCGGTTACAATATCACTAATTTTTTTGATTGGTTCGCCCTTATCATCAACGTTGCCAGTATCCGCATTAACGAACCCCCCAGAAACCTGTTGCAAACTCACATATAAACTTAACGCATTATTGTATATTTGGTTCACATAATCTAAATCTTTCATCTCTATTATTTTATCTTTTTTAATTTTCGTATAAATTTTCGATTGTTCGTTTTCCATTTCCAAAAACCTTGTCATATAAACTTTACTTGGTAACTCTTTTGACGCTTCATCTTTTGTTACTTGGAAGGTGTAAGGACTAACTAAATTCATTAACTCATCAACATTTTTGTACCCTACAATTTTTTTAAATTCTTTTGATTTTAATTTTATTGTTTCAGTAATCGTATACCGATTTTTAAAACTCCAAAAATCTTTTATCCCCAAAATATTAGAATCAAGAAACTTATAAATTCCAAAAAGGTCTAAAACCCCCTGACTAACTGGTGTACCAGTCATAGCAATACGATACACGCAATCTCTTGTTGCATTAAATATATTTTTAAATCGGTTGCTTGTAGGGTTTTTTATATCGTGAGCTTCATCCACAACACACGCAACTTTATTTAAGTTTGTAAATTCATTAAATTTTTTAGTTAATTGCCCATCGCTTAACTGTAACGATTCTACACCACATACCAATATCTTTAGTTTTGTTTTATCTTTACTTTGTATCATGGCGTCAATTTTTTTGAATGATTTTTTATCAAGAATTTCAAAATCATAATCAAAAAAAGCGTGTTCTTGTAACTGTTTTTCCCACACATATCTAATAGAGCAAGGGCATATAATCACTAACGCCTCAATTTTTTTTAAACAAAAATGTGCATTCATTAAATCGATAATAATTTTACTTTTTCCTGTACCCATCGCCATAGCTAACATGGAATTGTTAAGATTATAAACATAATTTAAAGCCCCTACTTGATACGATCTAGGCTTATATTTAAATTTAAAACATGTTGGGAAATCTTTATATTGTGGTAACGCATCATCAAAATTGTTAATATAATTCAAACAATCTTGTGTCATTTTTAAATCATCATAAGTACGCATTAACTCTTTTATATACATTACATTTAATTTTAATGGTGAGGCTTCCCACATTTTCGTTTTAAATACAAATTTTCGACATGGAAATTTTCTTACAATATCAAGCTCATTAAAATTCGTTGAAATGATAAATTTATTATTTAAATAATCAATTACCATTAGCATTACCCTCATTTTGATTGTATTTGTAATCGATTTTATTGTATTTGGTCATCGGTATACGCCAGATACTTACTACCGTACTACCTTCCATTGTTTTTACTCGCAATGAATGAGACTCAACATTAAACGGTTTTAGTGCTATATATATATCTTTTCCAAGCACTGAACCAAACTTTTTGCTCTGTAAAAACTCTTTAAAATCTGGAAACCTAAAACAAAAAAACCGCTTTTTTTCAAATTTAACTAAGATCTGCTCACCATCAAGAATGGACGAACGTTCCTCAAGGTCTTCGCCGTCCGATTCAAAATCGCAATTTGAATTTTTTATAAACTCTTCTAAATACCCACGGACAAGCCCTGCTTGTGATGCGTCATCTGGTAATTGTTCGTATTCAATCTTATTAGTTAATTCATCAACTATATACATCCACTCATCCGCTTTAACATTTTTAATTACCGTATCTAACTCCTCAAAAACTTTTAATCTAAAATATTTGAAATTCAACAATTCTGCACTAGATAAGTGAACCGCCTTAAACCCTTCTATTGAATTTACTTTTACCTCTAATTTGTATTTAACTGGTTCAGTTACATATTTAATGAATTTCCCAAACTCGGGTAAATCGCTCAACATTAATGTACTTTTTTCGGCACTACTAATTCCATACTGCCGTTTAACACATAATTCAGCATTACAATACATCTTACAAGGGTTTTCTTGGCATTTATATTGGTAGCCCTTTTGACGTTGCACTGATTTAATTACTGCATTAACTTCCTCATATGTTAATTTGGGGGTTATCGCAACATCATTAAAGTTATATACCATACTTTCCCAACCATCGGGTGATTTTTTTCTTGCATATATACAAAAATTATATAACGCATTATTTCGTTGTCCTTCCCCGATTTTATTCTTTAAAAAAGCTTGGATACATGGGGGTGCTTGTGCATGTTTATCGTCACCCACTAATTTAATTAAATCATCATTGGTTACCTTAATTGAATTGCAGTAGTTAATAAAGGTATTAACATCATATATTATCTTATTATTAATAATTGCGTATCGTTCCGTGTACCCTTTTTCGCAACCAAAATAAGGTAAATTAATCCAGTTTCCGATAATGTGCTTATCAACACTATCCTGCTTGGGAAAAACCTCAATTTCTATTTCACCATGCCCTTTCAGCACTTCAATTAAATTATTAAGTACGGATCTTAATAGTTTAGTTTTTAATTTTTCTTTACCAAAAATATAAACATGCCCCCCCCCACTCTTAGACCTACACACAACCATCGGCAACTTTTCATCTTCTATTTTTTTAGCTAACTTAAATAAATTAATTCCATCCGCCATCTGGTGATTGTCAAAATCCAAAACACCAAAATTACTAAACTCTTTATCAACTACAGGGATAATTCCTAACCCTATAGCACCGCTAAAATGATTCTCATACTCTTTGTCTGTTGGTGCTATTTTTTTAGTAAACGATTTATTACTTCTCCAATCATGAACACCATAAGCATCTGGATTACCTGAAAATAACGTTTTAAATTCTTCCATTTAAATCATCTCTCCTCTCTTTTGATATTCCTATAGTATACATTATAAACAACAATTTTTTAAACATTTTTTGTAATTCCTAAAATAACACTTAATCATCACCCAAATTACAAAACAAGCTATTTTTTAGCCGTTTTTTGCATTTAAAAACAATTCTAGAAATTACAAAATTACAAGATTTGTGCTTAATTTGCTTTTTTTGTAATTTTTACTTTTTTCAAAAAAAACCTTAATTTAAGCACGAAAATACCACTTTTGTAATTTTGTAACCTTGTAATCCCACTTTTTTATTTTTTTTTTTAATTTTTAAAAAAAATACCTTAATTACAAAAACATGAAATTACAAGATTACAGAATTACAAATCTGTGTAAAACCTGTGTATAACTTTTTTAACTATGCTTAAATAATGTGGATAACTTGTTAATAACGTGTAATTTCTATCAAATTACAAGAAATTACAACCCGTGATTAACTCGCTGTAATAACTGAAACTGCATAGTTTCCTACTGTTGAGGATACCATAGAGGCAACACGAACGTAAAGAGTTCCTGTAGCATTTATATTGTAAGTTGTGTTAGTTGTAGTTGCTACATCGGTATACGTTTGGTTATCTGTGCTTTTTTGTATCTTGTAAATGGTTACATTGTTTACAGGATTCCATTTTACGACAACAACACCAGAATTAGGCGTGTTTGTTAATATTAATCCCCCGATATTCTGTGGTAAAGGTAATGTGTTAGGCTCTTCCGTGGTTCTTATTGGTGGTGTCCCTGAATCGGCCGTGTAATTATCTGGTATGTATGGAACGCACTCAATAGAGTACGTCCTATTTCCTTTACTTGTAATTTTAGTAACTACACACAATTGACTTATATTAGTAGCTATACCTATTTGGAAGACTGCAGGTATTTTATTACTTTTTTCTGAAACAATACTTGATATGTTAGGAATAGTTTTGAATTTGTATTGGTCATTGTTATATTGCTGTGCCTCATATGACACATCCATCGTCCCTGTAACATTTCCATTTTCAAGCAAAAATCTAACGTAATACGTTCCAGAATCACTAAAGTCAATAGGTTGATTCGATGTCACTATCGTTTCATTATTAATGGTTTCAACCTTAACTACTTGCCCACTTTGCCCCCAGTTTGGTAAATCATGTGTCACACTTATTACACTTCCATATGACGGTATCTGTCCTCTATCGTCCGTATCAAACGTAATTAATTTATTGTTGTGCTCTAAAACCGATTGCATATATTGCGCTTCTCTCCATGCTTGGTAATATTGAGTAACTCCGAAAAGTGTTACCTCTTTATAGTTTCCTGCATTTTCTTTAGTATATATCTTTGCAGGTTCGTAACTATTTTCTTCATCAAGAAAATTAACGATATAAGCTTTATAATCATTTTTTTTGAAAAATATATATTCCATATTAAAACTGTTAGGTAACATATTATCGGGCGTAAATATCATCTCGTAAGCTGTTTGTGCTTGATCTCGAACGAACGTTAATTTATTCCCTATTAGTACAGGTCTAGCCCTACCAGCCCTTGCAACCTTGGTTAATGCTTCCCATACGGTAATAGTTGAATCAAAAACCCCATCAAATGCATCGTCATACAATGAGTAACTAGACCATATAGTATCTAATTCAACCAACGTGACTAAATCAAGCGTACTATCATGTTTAGACGCACCATAAGAGGATAACCATATATCAGCCAAAGCCCACGCAATAGATCGGGTAGCCGTTAAATTACTCCATGATCCATTACTATATTGTATTAGTTTTCGTTCAGACAATACCCCGATCTTGTTATCAAGTAAGTTAGGGTTATTACTTGCTGTAATAATTTTTACTTTTAACAGATCTACGTTAGGAAAATAGTCTTGTTTTGGGTATATGATTTTAATTCTATCAATTGACACATCATCAGAATAATCAGCTAAATAATGATTACTGTTAGCTACATATAACATTACTTGGTATTGTGGGTATATGTTAATTTCGTAATCATCATATCTAAATAAATTCAATCTTACTGTTTTGTACACTGTGTTAGTTTGTGGGGTATAAAGATAAAAATCATTCTTAAAAACTAAATTATTATCTAATCTTGGGTATCCAGTTGAAACAAAAGCAACCACATCATGTAATTTTAGTGTGCCTGTTTTTTGAGTGAAAAATCGTACTGAATTACTATTAACATAATCTATATCACTTGTTGGTACAACCGTACCATTATGAGTGAAATAATAATTATCACTAGCTGTTTTTGTAGGGAATTTTAAGCCTGATATATCGTTATCAATCCCCCACCAATACTCGGACGTAGGTAATGTAAACTCATAATTATCTGAAGTCGTAGTCACATCAACCTCGTAAAACCATTTATAGTATGATGATACGGTAGCCTTCAAATATCCCGATATATTTTTATGAATTTGATAAATTTCGTTATTTTGCTTCATATAAAACCCGTTAAGGCTTTTTAAATCAAGTTCTAGGTAAACATCACCTGTATACGGTGTTTCAATCGTGAACACTTCCGTCGCTGTTCCATTTACTAAATAAGGGTTTTTATTTAAATCTGAATCTGTTGAAGATAACAAAGAGTAAAAGGGGTTCTCATAATAATCACCTTCACGATACAAAACAGCAAAAATAGTGTCATCTGCCTGTGTCCATGCGGACGTATCAGCCAATGTTAACCTAGCATCTGTAACATCAGTAATTTCAAAAACTCCATTAAATGCCGTATTCTCATCGCTCCATATTCTAACAAAATCCCCAATATTGAATTTATAACTAAGGTAATGGTCTGAATTTGGGAATGTTATATGTTTATTTGTTTTGTGGAAATTAATAGCTGTATAAGATACCCT